GATTAATATGCTTCATATGCTCTTCAAATAGTTCTGGCATAACTTCTCTACATTTATCAGTCATAGTATAAGTAATATCTTCAGTAATTGGATCTACCCCATAAATTTCTATGAGGCCATGCTCTAATAAAAACTCCATAAACCCTGGAACTTCTTCGAACCCATCCATTATATTAACCTATAAGTCTCTAAATAATCTTTGATGTCTGGAGTTATTTCTGGCTTTTCTTTCTTTGCCTCTGGCTCATGTCTATCTGCTTTAGTTGTTTTCCAAGTATGAACTTCAATCTCTTGAACTTTTTCTCTTCTTGTATTTGCAATTGCATTATACACAGATCCACACATTGCGTCCGCCAAGTCTTTAGATTTTTTTCTAGGATGATCTACACGACTTCCAACAATTCTTAATTCTAATAGTTCATCTTTTAATACATCAATATGAGGAGCAACAAGTCTTTCTTCATAAATCAACATTGCAAGATCTTCATAATGTTTTTTAGCAACAGACAATGTTTCAGTTCTAATTCCTACTTGTTTTAACTCTTGTTGAATATCAAAAGATTGCCAACGATCAAAAGAAACTAAACCTAGATTAAATCCAAGTCTTCTTAAATTGATAATCCAATTCTTTACTTCACTTAAATCTACAGGACCTTCTTTGCGTGGCTCCCACCATACAATAGCATCTACTACCACCAAAGGAACGATCTGTTCATAGTCGTTAAATGATTTAACACTTACCCACTTATCTACGTGAGCAATAGACACGGCACACTTGTCATGCTTTTGTGCAAGGTCAGCGTGAACATAATAAACTGTATTAGGATCTGGAACAAAAGTTTCATCTATTCTTTTAGCAGAATCTATTGGGTTTCTTCTAGACAGACTCGATTCTATCTTTTCCCTTGACTTAAAAAATGCATCTGAAGATACACTAGCCATACAAGCAAAACGCATCAAGGCATCTTGTGGGTCATCGAAAAATGCTTTTTTAAAATCTTCTATCTTTCTTGTTGGGTTCATCTCCCATGTTGGTCTACGTAATGCAAATATTCCAGGAAGTTTATAAGACTCTATATGATCTTCTTCCCACTCTATAGAAAATTTATTTTTAACATCGTCTTCTGGTAACTCTGGATTAACAACAAACTCATGATGTCTTGTTACAGTATCTTTATCTGCAATAACCGCTTCATATCTTTGAGAGATAAAATCACCTTTGTATCTAGGAAATGATAAAAGAATTACTTTACCAAAGTCTGGAAAACGAGAGTCTACAGATCCTCTAAACGCTTTATACATATTGTCTGCAGTCTTTCCTTGTTCATTACCACCAGAACCTTCCATTGCAAAAGCAGAAATCTCATCTAGTACTGCAAGCATTAAGTTTAAACCTTCTGCAGATTCTCTTTCAGAGTGTCCAGAATATACTGTAATGGCTTTATTAAATTCTATATTATTAACTTTTGCTTCATACTTTCCAGCAAACCAAGGAGAGTTTTCAATCTTTGATTTAAATCCTTTAAAGAATACGTTTTTTGCTTGCTCTGCGTTAACAGCAACGTTAATTAAATCTATCGCATCATTCGATGGTTTCCCAAAATACCTCGATGGATCTTTGAGGCATAAAAGTTTATAGACAATATAAGCACAGCCAATGGTAGAAGTATGATCTTTACCACTACCTTTTCCACACATAAGAATAACTTCTTGCTTAGTATATTTTTTATAATGTTTTTCCCCTTCTTCCTTTCCCATCAATTTTACTAAATCTTCTTTTTTATATATCTGGCTCATGCATTCAACAAGGGTATACTGATACTCAGATAATTCTGGCATATTAAGATAGTCTTTACTTTTAACAAAAGTTCTTACATCTACTGGCTTTTCTTCAAATTGATTTTCATCTAATGCTTCTAAAAAATCACTCAGGTCTAGAGTCAATTACAACGACCTCCGTTTGAATCTCAGACAACTTTTCCATAATCTCTTGTCTAATTTCTGGATGGTTAGAAGCAACCTCTTTTAAGATACCAATTAAAACTCCTTGTTTTCTTTCCATTTCAATAATTTGTTCTGCTATTTCTTTATTATCTAGCAACCCTGCTTTTTGCAGCATTTCAAGTCTTTTGCTTTCAATATCTGCTATCAGTTTGATAGCCTGAGTTTTTGCACCAAGGTTTGCATTTTGATCTGCAACATCAATTACTTCATAAGATTTTTTTATTAATGAAGAAAAGTGTTGGTCTGCTCCAGCAAGGGCTTCTTTTGCACGAGCATGAATTGCTTGATTGTTGGCAGCCATGGCTCGCCAATCGTTAAGAAGTGTCATAACCTTTGCTCTAGGTATATCTAGTTGTTTAGAGATTTGTGAAGCGTCTAAACCTTTTAAATATTCGGTAGCAACACTGTTGACAAGGTCAAGGTGTTTAACTAAATCATTTTCCGTCATTTAATGTCCTTAATAATACAAGGTATCCAATAAGATCTAGAATAGTATCTTCTGATGCATACTCTTTACCTTTATGTATTCTATTAAGTTTATCATCAATACGAATATATAGTTGTTCTTTTGGATCTGATTTACTAAATATGTTGATAGGATGACTATATGAACTACCATATGAGTTATTCTTATTAATAAGTAGTTCTGCTATATCAAGACATTCATCTAATATCTTTCTACCCGCAGGTGCTTGGGTTGAGATATCACGAATAAACTTCATTCTATCTTCAAGTTGTTTTTCAAAATCTGGATATTTATAATCTGCCACTTTTACCTCTTTGACTTTCTAAGGCCAAACTTGGCAAGATATACGTATATAGTTTCAACAGATGTTCCACACTCTTTGGCAATTTGTTCTGGACTTTTCTTATCAACTTGATACCTTTTCTTTAACCATGCTTCACTTGTATATAACTTCATTTTATCATTACCCTTGCTTTTTGTCAACGTTGTGAGGCTCATCAACTAACTTGTTCCAGTTTTTAACTGAGTACCAACCAATAGCAACTGCATCTGCCACATCGTCATCATCTATATTTGTACTAAATTCAATATTAACTATTCTTATAGTTCTTTGTTTTCTTTTTTCTCTTTCCTTTTGCTTATACCAAGAAAATGAATGACCTGGATTTGCTCCTTTAATCTCTTCCTTTTCTTGCTTAGTTAATTTTTTATTACCAATCCAATTTTGCCAAGCAACTGGTGAGCAAGATACTACAGTTCTATTTCCAGACATCTGAGAAGATCCTATAATTGCACCTTGAACTATAGCAAGATTAATAGCAGTCTTTTGTGAATTTGTATAAATTGCAGATTCAATCACTACTGCTTCTATGTCAAAATCTTTTAAGAATGGAATTAATTTTCTACAAGCATCTCCTGTTTTTTCATAAACATGTCTACCATGAAAGTTAATCTTTCCATATTTTTTTAAAACTCCATCAACGTATACTGAAAAAGCCATAGAGTTAGTTGATGCATCTATAGCAAGAATATTCTTAGGCTGACCTATATATAATAATTTATTTTTCTTCATAATCAAAATAATCCTTTAACTCTTTAATAAACTTATCTACCTTTTTATCATTTACTAAACAAGAATTGCAAAAGCCAGCATCGTTATAAACACTAATCAAAGTATTACAACCCCCAGCACATCTTCTTTCTTTTCCAACCCTTGCTTTAAATTTTGAAATTTGATATCTTTCAACAATTTTTTTCTTAGTTGATTCAGCACGACATGCTGGTGAACAATAGATTTGATTTTTACTAACTGTGTCAAATGAATCATCACACCATTGACATATCTTATTGCTCAATTTCTTTTCTTCTCTCAATTTTTATTACACCTGTCTCCCTAGAGTCACATACCTTTTCTAGTGGGCAAGATCCACAAACCTTAGAACCTACACGATATGCTCGTTCTGGAAGTTGTTTATCTTGAAAAGCCTTATATGTTTTTTGCATCCAATCAAATAGATAGTCAATAAACTCTACGTGTTTTTCATTAGCAACTACTGGAACAACACATATCTCATGAGTATTTTTTGATTCATAAACAATAGCCCCAACCTTTTGCTTTAGTATTTTCATATAAATTAAAAGTTGTTCTATATGATAAGAACTTGCATGTCCATTGTTTTTATGATATTGGAACGCTTCATCTTTAGTGGTTTTGATTTCAAGTAAAACTAATTGATCATCTAAACTAACCATAGCATCTGCATACCCAAATATTGGAGGATCACTATTAACAATTTGTTTTTCGCTCCACTCTAATATTCCTTGAGCCTCTAAAGCCTTTTGAATTCTTTCATGTCCACTAGTTCCTGCATTCATATTTGCATAATTAATACCAGTGTTCTTTTCTTCCCATTCATTACCCTCAAATGCTAGGTACCAGTATCTTGCACAGTGACCTTGTCCAAAAACAATAGTGGAAGGACTAAATGTTTTCTTTTGAGTAAATCCAGATCTAGTATTTACTTTAAACTGACCTTCGTGTATGTGGTCAGCAATTTTAGAAAGATCTACTTGACTTTCTTTCTTTTTAACAATTTTACTAACTAATGATTTAGCCATTAGAATGTCCTAACATTATATTTAAGGGCATCGACTAATTTGTCGGTTGCTTCTCTCATTGCATAGTACATATTCTTTTTTGCTCTATCATCTTTCTTTACGTGAGAATACCAAGCAGCCAGCATAGCAAACTTGGCAGCATAAGCCTGTAGTTGTGTAATTAACAATGTAGCCTTTGCTGGTGGTAAATCTGGGTTAGAGATTAACTTAGCAACAATAACTAAAGCCTTTGTTAATTCTTCATCGTTCATGTACTCTGATATATCATTAAACTCTGTAACCTTATTTAATAACTCTACTGTAGTTTCCATTACTTCTTCTCTCTTAGTTGTTCAAATACTTCCCACTCTATTATAGCAAGTCTTACCTTTTTTGTTCCCTCGCCAAGTACAACCATTAATGCTGGATCTTTTGATCTATCTACACTCATAGTATCCATAACAATTTTTGACCAGACATCTTGATTAATAGAAAATGATTTAGAATACTCTTTAACGTCTATAACAAAATCTTCATTACTACCATCTGCTTTTACCATACCTCTACCAGAATTTTTATGTTGCTTGGCACCAATACGTTTTAATTCTGAACGCTCAGACATTAGTACCCCTTTGAAGGAAATACAACTTTAGATAAATGCTTTTCTGTGCACATCCAAGTCAACTCCCCTGTTGCTGTATATAGTCTTGCTGTAGTAACTATTGCTTTACATGTATGGCATACAAAACTACCATTATATAAACTATAATTATTGTTCAAGCATTGCCTCTAACTCTTTAACCTTGCTTGGATTTTCTTTTAAGTAGTCAACAACTTTTGCTCTACCCTGAAATCTTTCTCCAAGTACTGTGTACCAAGCCCCGCCTTTTTCAATTACTCCGTAATACTCTGCTGTGTCTACAAGATCAGCAACCTTATCTACACCAACTGTATCTGCGTCAAAGTAGAAATCATAAGATCCACCAATAAATGCTGGTCCAGTTTTATTAAAATCAATATTCCAGTTCACTGTTCTACCAATTTTAGATTCTATAATCTTATCTCCGACTGTAATCTTTCCTTTAATGGCTTGGTTCTCTGATTCACTTGACCACAATTTTACAATTGTGCTAGAGAAAAACTTAACAGCATGCCCACCAGTTGGTTGATGACTTGCATACATTGCACCAATATTATTTCTTTGTTGAGAAATTAAAATTAACAAGGTTTGATTATCTTGGTTGTTTGCATAGTTAAGCATTTTAACAGCGTTAGTCATGTCTCTTGCTTCTGCACCAATTTGTTTTGTATTTTCTAATTGCTTTAATTCTGTAGAATCTTTTTCAAAATAGATAGCAGGCAGTAATGCAGATATTGAATCT